TTTGCTTTAATCCGTTTAAACCCATAGCTTTGTTATCTTTATATGTATACCAAGCGCCTGCTCTAGTTATTAATCCTCTATCAATTGCTTCACGTATAAAGCTTTCTAACACGTCAATACCGCCTGAAACTCTGAAGGGTACTATAGCATTACGCCAATTTTCTCCTCCTACTTTACTTTTTCGTAAGCGTATTTCCATGTCAAAGCCAACGCGTTGTTTATTTTCTTCAATCCACCCACTTCGCCTTACCTGTAAAAGAAAATGTGAAAAGAATGTTTGTGCTAAACCACCAGGCATATTATCTATAGCCACTGGCCCTAAACTAGAACGTACTTGGTTAATAGCTACTAACGCAGATCCGTTCTTTAAATTAGGTAGAAGTTTAGGAAGCGCAGAATTAATAAAGCGTGCTTGCCATGCCATAGGATTGTAGCTAAACTCTTCTTCCGCTACTGTCGTAGGGACTAGGCCTGCGATGCTATCTAAGACAATAACATCTACTCCGGCAATCATCATTTCTCTAACAATTTCTAATGCGTCTTCACCGTTAGTAGGTTGAGCAACAAGAATTTTCTCGGCATTCACCCCACACTTAGATACCCAATCCGAGTCCCAAGATAGTTCTGTGTCTACCCAACCAGCGGTTCCACCTTGTTTCTGTGCATTAGCGCATATCTGACTCGCTAGATAGCTCTTACCGACGTTTGTAGGGCCGTAGAGGAGGGTCATACGCTTTTTAGGTATACCACCCCCCGTAAGCGTGTCTAAGGCGGGTATTCCAAACGGAATTCTGTCATAATCAAATTCGGTGTTATTGCCTCTGAATAAGTTTAAATTCTTTTTAGCGAGCAGCTGTTCAATTACTTGATCTGCGTTATCTTTCATACTTTATTCTACTCAGGAGAGTCTATTAGTTCATCAATTTGGGTATCAACTTTTGTTCTAACAAATTCCCACACTTTATCTGCCGCATCCCCAATTTCTTCTAATTGAGGTTGTAGTGGAAGACTAGCATCTATATCGTCAGCTGTTAAATCTACTCTTGCATATTGGTTGGTATCTAATGGACCTACCCTAAACGTAAATCCTAAATGTACTGCTATCTTTGCCATTCTTAACTCCAATCTATATATTCATCTATACTTGACTTTACTTCAGGCTCCCACTTTTCGTAATCAACTTTGGTTGCCCAAGATGTAGTGCAAACTTCTTTGTCTACAAATAATGGTATCTCTAATGTATTCCATTGCATTAATTCTACTATGTTAGGCACTACTGTGTCCATTTCAGCTTCAAGCACCTCGCAAATAATTTCATCATGTACTTGGAGTAATAATTTACTTCGCGTATCTTGTAAATACTTGTTCACAGCTATTAATCTTTCACTTAAAATATCTGCACTAGTACCTTGTACAAGATAATTTACTCCCTTATAACTATCTTTAGCGGGAACTTTATAAATGCGCCCGTATCGGTTCTTTACCCAACCTCTATCCTCTACCGTAACTTCTACACCTTTGATAAATTCTCGCGATCCTTCAATCGCATCTAAATAACGTTTTTTATATTGTGAAGCTTTACCAACTGTAGTCTGAAGTTGTTGTGCTAATCGAGGTATACCTATTCCATAAATAATCCCAAAAGTAATGCCCTTAGCCATCTGCCTGTAATATTTAAACTCTGGGTGATCCTCAGTAATCTCAAAAGCAATTTTTGCAGCTTCTCCATGAAAATCTACGTCGGTATCATGTAATAATTTATTCATTGCTTCATTACGTAAATAGCTTAGAAAAACCCTTACTTCCATTTGTGAATAATCAAAACTCACTAACTTATAACCAGGGCGCGCAACAAATAACCTACGTATGGCTATTTGCGTATCATCCACTTCGTCAAAAGATTCATCTCCCATAAAGCCCCAAGTATTAAGCACTTCGTCACTTAACACGTTTTCCGAAGTAACTCCTTTGGTAGCAATGCTAGACTCTACCCTACCCTTAACAATATCTAGCTCTTCTTCCGTAAGTTCAACATCACGTAGTTTAAAATGATTTCTAGGTATATTTTGAAGATTAGGTTCTCTGCTACTCAATCTACCAGTTACGGCACCCCAGTTACAAAAAGATGTATGTAAAGTCGTTTTGTCTAAATAAGGCTCTAAATACGTTGAAATCAATTTATGTAAAGCTCTATATTGGCGAATTAATCCCGCTAAAACATGATCTATTTGTGCTAAAGCCGCGGCTGACCAAGATTCTTTCTCTTTAGGTGTTTTGACGTTTGAATAAATACCTAGTTCGTGAAACACATCCCCAATTTCTTGCGTGCTTTTAATATTAAACTCGCGACCTGCTATTTTGTAGATTTGCTGCTCCACCTCTTGCTGTCTAGCTTTAATCTTATATATAGCTTTTTCGGCATACTTTGCGTCAATCTGTATACCGGTGCGTTCCATTTCGTACAATACTTTCGTTAACTCATACTGCAATTCTAGGATAGCGCTTTGTCCAGTAGCTTCTATTTTCTTTAAACAATCAAAGTAAAGCTTGTAAGTCCAAAAAACATCTTTTTCGCAATACGGGCCTAAAACTTCTGGGTTGGACAAAGAATAATCTTTATTCCATTTCTTTTCTTGAAGAACTTTTTTCGTATCAATATCGTACTGACCTGCCTGTTCACCGTAAAGACGTATAATTGTCTTAGTAAGCGCTAACTCCCGTATGGTAGTACTAGCGGTCATTCTTACTAAAAGCATTACATCCTTTAAAGCTTTTTGCTCAATATCTAAACCGTCTTTCTCTAAAAAACTCATATCAAACTTAAAGTTATACCCTATCAACTCCGTTCGACAGCTCATAGACGTTACAAGATCGTCTAACAAAAACATCGGCAAATTAATGCCTTCGTGATGCCTAAATGGAAAATAATAAGTGTCAATTGTGTCGCCTTTATTTTTACTAACGCCGACCCCAACGCCACAAATGTGGTTTCCGCTGTACGCATCTGTGCCGTTGGTTTCTACGTCTACCGCCCAAATAGGGTATTCAACTAAGTCATTAATAACCTGTTCATATAATTCCTCAGTATTAACTAACATTAGAATAACTCGTCAATTTGAGCCTGAGTAACTGGTTTAGTCGCAGCTTCATGTGTTCCATTAGTAGAACTTTCAGGAGCCCAAACCTCACTATATCTTTCTAAATAGTATTGCTCTATTGTAGGAAGCTCGTTTTCAGGCTCTGGAACCTTTAACTCTCTTGTAGTAGCAGCAATAGTATACGAAGTATCTTGCATACCTGTGCCAGTTCTTTTAATTCTAAGTATGCCTTTATTCAAGGTGCCCCAATCGTTATAAATATCCAAAAGTTGGTTAAAGACATATTCATTACGACCATAAGACAAACTTATGATTTTAAAAGCATTTACGTCCTCTTTGTAAAGTTGCTTACCTGTAGGATCTTTAATAGGCTCCCAACCTGCTTCTCTACCGCGTTCAGTTAGAGTCGTGTGTATGACCTCAAACACATAAGCCCAAAAAGTAAATTTTTGTGATGCGTTAACATCTTCTGGCACATCTCCTGCGTCAACAGAATCATGTTTAAGTAAGTTGTTAAAGCCACCCATTGCTTTAGGCCAAGTATACATCTCTACATTGTCAAAATATTTATCGTCCTCATTTCCTGTTGCTAAAGGAGCAATAAATGCCTGATCCCCGTCTCTAAAGTAAAACTCTTGGCTTGGTATTGATGTACGTTGTATTTGCCGATTTTGTGTGCTAGTTCTTAATTGTTGTATTCTGTGTATTCCACTCATTACATATTCTCCGTAATTAAAATTTTGTTTACCAATAATATCTGTTTTCAATTAACATTGCAAGATATTCTTTTTCGCGAATATCCTGTACGTCTTTATATGGTGATGGTATTTGTACATATGATGTTTGCGCTATTCTTTTTAACCTCCCTAATGCTTTTTCGCGTCCTAGTTCGCCCGCTTTATCATTGTCTAAACACACCACAAATTCTTTTGTTGATAATGTTTTCAACAAGTTATACTGGGCTACAGACAAATGGATACCTAATAATGCTACTGATTGATACCCATTTTGCTGTAACCACATAGTATCTAACGTACCTTCTGTGATACATATAAACTCAGATTTCTGCAATTTATCTGCCCCAAATAAAATCTGAGATTTTTTTAACCCTCTGCTATACATATACTTTGGGTCTGTGTTTTGACGGCGGCTTACGTGACCCACCGTTAATCCGTCTTTATCATTTATCGGAATAATAAGATCGCCGTAAATGTTTGTCCCACAGCCCCAATCTAGTAAAAAGTCTTTTTCAAACCCTCTGTCGTATATCCAATCTGGTAATTGTTTTTCAATAAACGAGGAAGGTAAGGCTGTTTCTTTGTTGATCTCAACAGTTTTTTCAACTTCGTTAAAATTTAAAGACGTGTTAAATTTCTCTAAGAATTTACGAACTTGCGTAGCGTCAAAATCTAACATCTGTTGTATAAAGGTTAATAACGACCCTTGCCCACATCCTGCAAAACAAATCCAAACACCTTTTTTAGTATTTATCGAGCACGAAGCATGCGTGTCTAAATGTAGTGGACATGGAATACTGAATTCATCTCTATCTATTGGTATATCTAAATTAGTAGCCAATAAAATTTGAATCCAATCTGTATCACCATTAATAATCTGATTTAAACTCATAATTCTCTAACTCCTCTATAGCACCTCGATTTACGTCCCATTTAAATATCATATCATCCGTAATTAATGCACCATCACGTACCTTTAAACATCGTACTTTACGCAACCGTTCATCGTAGTCACCGTCAGTATCTAGTGTTTTAGACATGGAAAATAAATAATCGGCAGCTCTTAATAACCCATCCCCAAAAGCAACCTGTGTAGCGTGTGGGGGCTCAAATTCATCTACGTTTTCTCTATTAGCTTGAGTAGATACACATATAGCTATATTTTCTTGCATAGCTAAATTCTTAAAGTCATTAGCTAAATCGTAAGATTTTTCCCAAGATGTTTGCGTAGCTCTGGCCGTCTGACTTCTAATTAAATATATACCATCAATAATTACTAGTTGTGGTTTATAGCGCCTCACTAAACGTTTAATGGCTTGAATAGTTATGCCATCTTCTCCGGCTAAACTATGGCAAATAGCTTGGTTTTTAGAGTCGTTTTCTTGTAGAAATTTTACGTACTCATCCTTATCTTCAAGTGGACGCAAATTCGCTAAATCTGAGTGAGAAAAACTGTATCCTAGTTTATGCCCCATAACAGTGTCTAACCTTACACTTAACTGTTTAACCGTAAGTTCGGGGCTAATAAACAAAGTTCTTGTGCCTGCTAAGGCAGCTGTAGCAACTAATTCTGTACAAAACCACGACTTACCTATTCCTGCTCTAGCAAAAACCCCAATAAGTTCACCAGGTTTCCACCCACTGCCCAAAGCTTGTAACGCTTTAAACGGTGTAGGAGTGCCTACTATACCGCCTTTTTCTAAATACTTCTGTCTATCTTCTTCATACTCTTCTAGTCGTCTAATACTTCCGTCATCATATACTGTAATTTCTGTGTCAAAATCTAGTTCAATATCCGAAAGCTGTGAGATTAAATCAATTAGACCTTTCTGGGGATCGGTTCTAATT